GTTCCAGCTCGCAGGCTCCAAGCACGGAATCGCTTACGCCGACGGCACTGAGAAGGTTGTTCAGTTGAACCGGCCGGTCGAGAACAATTTGATGGCTCAGGTCGAATACCTGACGAAGATGCTTTACGCGCAGCTCGGCATCACCGAAGAAGTGATGAACGGGACTGCTGATGAAACGACCATGATCAACTATTACAACCGGTCGATCAAACCAATTCTGGCGGCTACCTGCGAAGCCATGACGCGTACCTTCCTAACCAAGACGGCGAGGTCTCAAGGTCAGACCATCAGCTACTTCCGGAACCCGTTCGATCTGGTCCCGGTCAAGGATCTTGCGGAGATCGTGGACAAGTTCACCCGGAACGAAGTCGCATCGTCCAACGACATGCGCAGTGTCATCGGGTGGAAGCCGTCCAGCGATCCGAAGGCCGACAAGCTGTTGAACAAGAACATCGCAGGTAGGAGCAGCCGAAGTGAGAACTTCGCTGCCGGCTCTTGAGCCGCCACAACGTCAAGGAGCAATTAGTCAAAATGGCAGATCTGCCTGATTTCAAGGGTTTCGCCACGAAGTTCGGGTTGAAGTGCGCAGACGGCCGGACCATTCTGTCACACGCGTTCCCGAACGTCAATGGCGTGACCGTCCCACTCGTCTGGCAGCACCAGCACGATGAAGTTAAGAACGTGCTGGGGCATGTCAAGTTGCTCGAGCACAACGAAGGAGTGCGAGTCGAAGGTTTCTTCAACGACACTCCTGGCGGCGCGACGGCCAAGGCCGCGGTGATACACGGAGATCTCACCGCGCTCTCGATCTATGCGAACCAGCTGATCGAGAAGGCCGGCCAGGTGGTTCATGGCGTCATCAAGGAAGTGAGCCTGGTTCTTGCAGGCTCCAATCCTGGTGCGCTCATCGACTACATCAACCTGGCGCACGCCGAAGATGGCATCGTGGATGGTGAGGCGTTCATCTACACCGATGCGCTGATCGAGATCGCTGATGCCGTGCCTGCTCCGGCGGCCACCGGCGGCAGCGTCCCGGCCAAGCCAGCGCTGGCGTCCATCACCCATGCCGCTCCAGCCGCTCCAGCCACTCCAGCTGCTAAGCCGGATGCGGAAGACGTCGCTGAGGAGAGCGCCACCACCCCGCAGGAGATTCTCGACAGCATGACGGCCAAGCAGCGTGACCTCGTTTACGCGATGGTCGGCCAGGCCCTGGAAGATGGAGGCGGCGCCGCACAGCAATCAGGAACCGACCCCGGCAACACCGATCACTCAGACAAGGAAGGCGACACACCAGTGGGCCGTAACGTTTTCGACCAAGCCGACAAGAACGCCGGTCAGCCGCCGGTTTCGGGTGGGAAGTTCTTGCTGCACTCGGCACTCCCAGACAGCCACGTGGTGACCGGCGACGATATCCGGGGCATCTTCGGGCAGGCTCAGAAGGGCGGCTCGCTCAAGGAAGCTGTCGAGCAGTTCGCGCTGGCGCATGGCGTCGACGACATCTCGACCCTGTTCCCGTATGACCAGGCCGTCACCCAGACGCCCGAGTTCATTTCCCGCCGGATGGCGTGGGTGGCCGGCGTGCTTGGCGGCGTGCACAAGACCCCGTTCTCGCGGATCCGCAGCTGGAACGCGGACATCACGCTCCCACAGGCTCGTGCCAAGGGCTACGTGAAAGGCGCGCTCAAGCGCGATCAGTTCTTCCGGATCGCCAAGAGGATCACGACTCCGCAGACCGTCTACAAGAAGCAGAAGCTGGACCGGGATGACATCCTGGACATCACGGACTTCGACGTGGTGCAGTGGCTGCAAACCGAGATGCGGATCATGCTGGACGAGGAGCTCGCCCGTGCGATCCTGATCGGTGACGGCCGGGATGTGGACGACGCCGACAAGATCATGCCCGACAAGGTCCGCCCGATCTACGGCGACGACGAGCTGTACGCCACCGTGGTGAACGTCGACCTGACCGACGCGAGCAGCACCGACGACGAGATCGTCGATGGCGTTGTCCGGGGAATGCGGTTCTACTATGGCTCGGGCAACCCCGTGCTGTTCACCTCGCTGCCGTACCTGACCCGGATGCTCCTGATCAAGGACACGCTGGGCCGGCGCATATACGCAACCCGGCAGGAGCTGGCCGCGGCTCTCGGTGTGAGCGACATCGTGGAATGCCAGGTGATGGAGGAAGTCACCGGCCTGATCGGCATCGTGGTCAACCTGACCGACTACAACATCGGCGCCGACCGCGGCGGCCAGGTGTCGCTGTTCGACTTCTTCGACATCGACTACAACCAGTTCAAGTACCTGATGGAGACCCGGGTATCGGGCGCTCTCGTCAAGTACCGCGCGGCCCTTGTCGTTCAGGAGTTCTCGGGCGCTGGCGGCATGCTGCCTGACCCGACTGCTCCGACCTTCGATGAGACGTCCGGCGTCGTGACGATCCCGACCACTGCACACGTGAGCTACGTGACCGTGGCCGACGACGGCACGGAGAGCGGGAACCTGACTCCTGGCGCCCAGACCGCAATCGCTTCCGGCGACTACACGACGGTGCGTGCCAAGCCGAATGCGACCTATGAGTTCGCGTCGGATGCGTGGAGCTGGACCTTCCGCCGCGACTGATAGCAAGGGAGCCAAATGCGCTTCTACGGCGCCGTTGGCTACGCGGATGCGGATGTGGAAACGGCTCCAGGCGTCTGGGAACCAAACATGGTCGAGTATATCTATACCGGCGATGTTATCCGGTCTGCCAGGCGCTTGGAGTCGACCGCACAGCTGAACGACAGCGTAACAGTTGAGAACTCATTCAGTATCGTGGCTGACGCGTTTGCCAACGAGAACTTCAGCAAGATGCGCTACGTGACCTGGAATGGGGAGAACTGGACGATCACAAACGTGGAAGTTCAGCGCCCGAGACTGATCTTGACGGTGGGTGATCTCTGGAATGGCAGGATTGCGGACTGATCTGCAAATCATTCTGGAGGACATCCTGGGCATTCCGCAGCAGGTGTATTTTCAGCCTCCTGTAAACGTCTCGATGGTCTATCCAGCTATCGTCTACGAGCGGAACTACGGTTACGACGAATATGCTGATAACGAGCCTCATTGCCGATGGTGGCGTTATCAGGTAACACTTATTTCTCGTGATCCCGACGATCCAGTCATCGATAAGGTCGCCGATCTGCCAATGACCAAGTATGTCCGGCATTTTGCGGTTGACGGCCTCGACCACAACATATTCAACGTGTACTTCTAGGAGCAGCACATGGCAGTCCTTGCTTGGGATGACACCGGCAGCAAGAAATACGAGGCCGGTGTAGACCAAGGCGTTCTGTATATCCTCAACACGGGGACTGGGCTGTACGACACTGGCTATGCATGGAACGGTCTGACAACCGTGACTGAGACGCCTGCTGGTGCCGGCCACAACCCGCAGTACGCCGACAACATCAAGTACCTGGACATCCTGTCAGCCGAAACATTCGGCGGCACGATCCAGGCGTTCACCGCTCCTGATGAATTTGGAGCGTGTGACGGCCTGTACCTCCCCGAGGCCGGCGTAGCCGTTGGCCAGCAATCACGCGCGACTTTCGGCCTGTCGTACCGCACCAAGGTCGGCAACGACTTGTCCTCGAACCTTGGGTACAAGTACCACCTGGTCTATGGCCTGACGGCTTCGCCGTCTCAGAAGGCCTATGCCACTATCAACGACTCACCCGCGGCGATCGACTTCTCCTGGGACGTTGCAAGCATCCCGGCCGGAGTCACCGGGCATAGCCCAACTTCGCTGATCGTGATCGATTCGACTCAGGTCGATCCCACCGCCCTGGCCAGCCTGCTCGACGACATCTACGGCACCACCGGCACGGCGGCGATGCTGCCTGATCCCGACACCGTTCTCGGCCTGTTCGCCGGCTCGGTGACGATGGTCACGCTGACGGCGCCTACTTTCGACGGTGCCCACACCATCACCATCCCATCCCAGACCGGTGTCACCTACTACGTCGACGGTGTCGTGCATGCTGCCGGCACGCAGGTGCTCACCACCGGCCAGAAGAAGGTCGTGTCGGCCAGGGCGAACGCTGGCTATGCGTTCAACACGCCTGTGGTCACCAGCTGGCTGTTCAGCTTCGTCAGCTAGCCCGGCCCGAGACAAGGAGACAGAGAGTGCTTCAGATCACAGTTACGCTTTCGGAAGGTTACGACGAGGAGAAGCAAGAGTTCGTCGGCACTGAAGAGTGCGTGCTCAGCCTGGAGCACTCTCTTGTCTCTGCGTCAAAATGGGAGGCAGAATTTGAGAAGCCGTTCCTTGGATTCGATAAGAAGACCAGTGAACAGACGCTCGCTTACATAGGCATGATGATTCTCCCGGGGGATTATCCGGAAAAAGTTCTTGATCATCTTTCGGCAGAGAACATCAAGGAGATTGACGGGTACATCAACTCCAAGCAGACGGCGACCTGGTTCTCAGAACCCAGGGAGGATGATAAAAAGCCGAGTGAGACTATCACCACGGAGATCGTCTATTACTGGATGATCGCGCTGAACGTGCCGCTCGAGTGCCAGCACTGGCATCTCAACCGGCTTTTGACATTGATCAAGGTGTGCAACATCAAAAATACCCCGAAGGAAAAAATGAGCAGAAGCCAGCAAGCGGCTCAATGGCGAACGCTCAATGCTCAGCGCCGGGCGGCAACAGGATCTAGCGGCTAGGAGGTGACATGACCAGAGCGACTTGGGACGATGATGGAACCAAGTATTTCGAGACCGGTATCGACCGGGGGATGCTTTATATGCCGTTCATTCCTGGCATGGTCTGGAACGGGCTGGTCAAGATCACTGAAACCCCATCAGGCACGGCGCCACGGGACTTCTATCTCGATGGCGAGAAGTACCTGAACC